CGCAAAGGCGGGCTGACGCTGGACCGTTTCGTCGATAGCAGTGGCCGCACCTACACGCTGCCGGAATTGTGGCAACGTGAACGTGCCGCATTCAATGCGGCAGGCATCACTGCAAACCTGGTTCCTGGCCTGTGACGATGTTGCAAACGGCGCGGCGCGGGGTTTAGTATCCCGGCAGCGGGCGCGATGCCCGCATTCATCCGTGACGGAGAACCCAAAAAGTGGAACTGGCTGACAGCTACGAAAAACTGACCGATGTGCCTGCCGACCTGGCTGCACTGTATTTTGAAAAAGACGGCAAAGCGGTGTTGCGACTTGCGGGATTGAAGACCGAAGCCGATTTCACCAACTACCAGACCGCGCTGAAAGCACGCCTGGCCGATGCCGCCGGCGATTTGAAAGCTGTCAAACAGACCGGCATGACACGCGAAGAAATCACCGCAGCAATCACTGACGCGGTGACGAAATTGGCACCTGGCAACGGCGACGGCCGCAAACCAGGCGACAAACCGGGTGATGACACTGCGCTGGCTGCACGTGTGCATGACCTGGAACGCGAACTGGCCGCAACCGCTGAAAAACTGAAAACCGCCGAAACTGTCGGCAGCGAAGCGAAAAAAACCGCGATCACCACAACAATCAAAAACGCGCTATCCGTGGCAGCAACCAAAGCCGGCGTCCGACCGGCTGCTGTGGATCAAATGGTGCAACTGATTGCGCAAAATTTCGAAATGGCTGCTGACGGCAAAGTGGTGACAAAACTGGAAGGCGTGACCGTGCCAGGCGTGACGCCGAACACTGTGCCGGAAGGTTTCATGGCCGCCATCAAACGATCGGCCGATTGGGCGCATTTCTGGCCTGACAGCCAGGGCAGTGGTGCAGGCCCTGGTGGGACTGGCGGCGGCGGTGGCGGCGCCGACAATCCGTTCAGCCATGACGGCTGGAACATGACGAAACAGGGCGCACTGACACGCAGTGACCGACCCGAAGCCGAACGCCTGGCCAAAGTCGCAGGCACATCAATCGGTGGACCGCGCCCGAAAAAGTAGTAATATCCGAAACGTCAGCGCCGTGAGGGTGCCTTTTTTCACACAAAGGGGAAATCCTCATGGCATTAGTTCAGATCGCGGACGTAGTAGTCCCGGAAATTTTCGTCCCATACGTTCAACTGACCACGGAACAAAAAAGCCGGCTGATTCAGTCGGGCGCCGCGGTTCGCAATGGACAAATGGATGGCGACCTGGCAGGCGGCGGCCTGACTTTCAATTCACCATCATGGAACGACCTGGCGGATGATGCCGACCTGGTTGGCGACGATTCAGAAACGCCGTCCGTTCCGTTCAAACTGACGTCGAACCAGGAAGTGCAGGTCCGGCTGTCACGCAACCAGTCATGGAAAACGGCCGACCTGTCGGCAGCCCTGGCCGGTTCCGATCCAGCCACAGCAATCGCCAACAAAGTCGCGACCTATTGGTCACGACGCGCCCAGGCGGCATTCGTTGCAACCATGAATGGAGTTTTCGCAGACAACACCGCGAACGATGCGGGCGACTACACCAACGACATCACCGGCGCGTTCACTGCTGGCGTCACTGATTTCAGTGCGGAAGCCCTGATCGACTCAGTGGCCACAGCCGGCGACAGCCTGGAAGACTTTTCGATGCTGATGGTGCATTCGGTCGTGTACGCGAAAATGCGCAAAAACAACCTGATTGATTTCATTCGGGACAGCGACAACGACACGCGCATCGCCCGGTTCGGCGACCTGGAAGTGATTATCGACGATGGCCTGCCGGTTTCGACCCAGGACTATGATTCGTGGATTTTCGGACCTGGTGCGATTCAGTTGGGTGTTGGCACGCCGAAAGTGCCAGTGGAAACCGACCGCATCCCATTGCAGGGCAATGGCGCCGGCACGGAAACACTGACCAGTCGCGTGCAGTGGATTCTGCACCCTGCTGGCCATGCCTACATCGGCACGGCAGCGAACGGTGGACCGTCCAATGCCGCAACGGCGAACAACCTGGCAGCAGCAACGTCCTGGAATCGCGTATTTCCCGAACGTAAGCAAATCAAAATTGCCCGGCTGCGCACGACCGAAGCCTAAGCAACAGCCAAACCGAGAACCCGGCGGGCGATCCGCCGGGTTTTTCCAACCAAAGGGACACCGTTATGGCGAAGAAAAAGGCAACAGCGGCAGCCGCACCGGCTGACGACATCGAAGCGGCAGCGAATGCCGCAGCAGCGGACAATCCACCGCCGGCACCACCGCCGGCACCGGAACCGTCCAGCGATCCCGATGCAGCGGATGACAAGCCGGACATCGTGGAAGGCGCACCAGCCACCGAAAGGCAGAAACAGGACAGCAAGCCGGACGCCGAACCATCGGCCAATGCGGCGCACCTGGCAGCAGCCAAAGCCAACCGACCGGAACCGCCTGAACCATTGCAGCCGGCAGAACTGTCCGACGAAGCCAAAGCGAAAATCGAATTGCGCCTGGCAACGCGTGCACGCCTGGATGAAATCCGCGACGAACTGGCTGAACTGGAAGCGGCCAAACGCGTCCTGGTTGACGAACAGCAAGTGCTGGCAAACCCGGTTTCCGAACCTGATGGCATGACGTTCATCGAACGACTGCGCCAGGTGCAGGCCCGGACCACGGAGAACCGCGAACGCCGCGTGCGCGACCGTTTGAAAATGTTGGCCATCGGGGCCGGCAAATCACCGCTGGACCAGGCAATCGGTGGCGGCAAACGCAAGTCGCCAGCCGACGCTGACGCCGACCCGAAGGAATAGTCCGCCGTGGCTGCGCAGGACCGCGCCGCCTATTACCGCCGCCAAAACACAAAACAACGGCGTGCGGTGGTTTCGTGGCAGGGTGACACCAAACCCGCACTGTTCACCGGACAGGTGTTCGCCGGCGTGCGTTCCAAAACCGCCATCACCGGCATCCAGGCAAGGAAGTCCAACGGCCTGGGCGTGATTCAATTGCGCGTGGCCGGTGTCAATGTCGGCGTGATCGCGACAGGCCCAGGATTCACGGCCCTGGGCAACGTGGCAGCCAATGCCCTGGTGGAAGCCAGCATCACCACCGGGTTCACTGGTGTGGAATACATCGAACTGATCGACGGACGCGGTAACCCAATGGGCCGCGGCGTCATCAACTGCCGGAACTGATCGTGGGCAGCGTCAACGCCACGCCACTGCTGGACGCCAGCCAAATCGCAGCCAACCAGGCCGCGATCACGGCCCTGGCCGGTTCGTTCGCCACGCACATCGCGGACACAACGATCCATTGGGCTGACGCACCCAACAACGGCAGCAGCTACGTGCGCAACAGCCTGGGCTGGACGCTGGAAACAGTGCAGAGTTTTGGCGAATATGTTGGGCCGTTCGACGCATCCGGCGGCGTGTTCCCGGCAGCACTGAACCAGGGCGACTGGTTCAACACGACCGTGGCCGGCACAGTGGACAGCCAACCGTTCATTGTCGGCGACATCCTGGTCGCGGTGGTCAATACACCGTCCACCACAATTTTCGCCGGCAATTGGACCATCGTTCCTAACATCAGCGTGACCGATCACACGCTGCTGACCAACATCGGCGTGAACACGCACCCGCAGATCGACACGGCGCTGACGAATTCGGCCAACCACATCGCCGACGCCAGCATCCATTTCACGCAGGCCAGTATTGACCACACGGCCATCGCCAACATCGGCGTGAACAGCCACGCAGCCCTGGATGCCCACCTGGCCAGCATGGCAAACCCGCACGCGGTGAACGTGCAGCAGGCGTATGCCGCAACAGGCGGCGCCCTGCACATCACGCTGGCGCCTGCCGAACCGTTCACCATCCGCGACAACGCGGCGCCCATTGGCGCGATGGTGGTGCTGGAAGACGGTGCCGGCACGGCGTTCCTGAATGTCCAGCCGCTGCAAATCAACTATGGCCAGGCATTGGGCAACCGTTTGCTGGCGATCAACGAAGTGGTGGACGGCTACGGTAGCGTGGAATTTTACCCGGACGGACGAACGCGCACCCAGGTGGGCAATGCGTGTTTGTTGTGGGGCAGCACGATAAACAGCATCGTGCCAGGCGGCGGCGGAATCGGCAACGACACCGCGCCAAACTTTGTGGATTGGCGCGGCGAACTAATCCTGACCGAACAGGGCAACCTGTTCAACACGCAGTCGCTGTTCAATCAGGGCACCACCGTCACGTGCCAGGGCGCGAACACTGGCCCGATATACACCATGATCAACCAGCCGATATTGCGAACCGGCTCACTTGGCGGGTCCAGAACCGGCAGCCAGCAAAATGCCGTGCGATCGCAACTACGCGTAGGCCCGAACCTGGCTGGAAATTTCACGCTCGCATCGCACGAAACATTTTTCGCGTTTTGTTCCGTGGATGCCACGGTTGGCACGGCGTCGATCACAGCGGTCAATTATTTCGCGGCCAGATCGCCGGGCCTGATAGCAGGTGGTACGATCGGCACGCTTAACTGTTTGGACATTCCAAACATCCCCGCCGCTGGCATCACCACGCTGCGCGGCATCAATTCCGCGATGAATTCCGGCTTGTTTATCAATCATACGGGCACGGCGCAATCCGATTTCGGCGGCCACGTCCACCTGAACGACAACGTGTTCCTGAAATTGGGCGCCACCAGCGCAGCCGCCGACATCGCCATCGGTTGGGACACTGCGCAGTCCGCGTTTCTGTTTTCCACGCAGTTCGGCCTGGCGGCAAACCCGCTATATTTGCGACCGACCGCCGCCGACGAATGGACATTCGAACAGGATGACGGCGGCGCCCTGGACATCGGCCTGGGGTTCAATGTCAACGCGGTCGTGTTCGGCGGCACGGCGCCCACACCGAATTCCAACAATTGGTTCGTGCAGTTCGCGGGCGCGAATTTGCGCCAGGTGCAGATCGGCGGCGAATACTCGGATGTGCTGTGGACTGCCAGCGGCAGCATCGACGTCAATGGCCAAACGGTCAATGATTTGCAGGCGTTCAAAATCAACAGCCCGGCGGTGTTGCTGTCGGGCGGCACCATCGACGACCTGTCCAACCTATACGTGGCGCAAATGCCATCATTCGGCGCCACACGCGTGCAGGCATTGCGTGTCAATGGTCGCGCCCGCATCGACGGCCGCGTGAACCTGGGCAGCGAATCGCCGGCGCAAATCACGGCGAATCAGAACAATTATCAGTTGGCGGCCAACAACAACCAGCGCACGATTGTCCGGCTGGACACGGATGCCGACTACAACATCACCGGCATCGACGTCGCGTTCGGATTCGGCCAGGACGGCGACACCATCCGCCTGGTGAACATCGGCGCGTTCAACATCACCCTGACCGACCAGGACGCTGCCAGCCTGGCGGCCAACCGTTTCGCATCGTCCAACGGCCAGAACATCGTTTTGCAGCCTGGTGAAACGGTCGAAATTTGGTATGACGACGCCGGCACGGACAGGTGGCGCATCATCGAAAGGGTGACGAATGCCGGCCTGATTTCGGGCAACTGGAAATTCAGGACCGCCACCGGCGCAGCCGATCCAGGCGCCGGCGCCCTGCGATTCAACAACGCAACGCCGGCCAGCGTCACGGCCCTATATGTTGACCAGTTCACTGACGCCGGCGGCGATGCGCAAAACATCCTGGCGGCCCTGGCGTCCGGTGATCAAATTTACATCCAGGAAAGTGGCAGCAGTTCCGCGTTCCTGGTCATGTCCATCACCAGCACGGTGGACAACACCGGCTGGTTCACAATAAACGGCACGATTTCGGCCAGCGGCGCATTGCCGGCGGCGAATCGGGTGCTGTTGGTTTCCGTGAGGTTCGCATAATGACAATTCGTGACGCATACGAAGCCGGCGTGGACGCCGTGCTGTTGGACAACGCCCTGAACAAAGGCGATTTCGCTGATGCCATTCGCACGGTGCTGGTTTCGAATTTCACCAACGCCCAGGCAGTCGCCTGGATCGACTCGCTGGCCGTGGAATACAACCGCCTGGGCCAAACCAATGCCGACACATACGCGCAATGGCGAAACCAAATTGTGGCCCTGGGCAGTGCCGTGGCCCTGGAACTGTGGGACGCCTTGCAGGTGAACATCACCGGCCTGGCTGAATCCGTGCCGGCCATCGAATCCGCGGTGCTGATCGAACTGCGGGATGAACGCGACAACATTGACGCCGCCATCGACCGTTTCACCGTATTGATCGACGCCGAACCGTCCGGCACGGTCGGCCGCCTGGTCAAAGACGAAATGCTCGGATCGAAAGAACGTCTGCGCGAACGAAAACAGCGCATCAGATCGGCCATTCAGGCGATCACCGGCGACCCGGATGGTTTTTGAAAATGGGGATACACTTGCACGCATCGCGGCTGACGCCGCATAACTTTGGACTGTGAGGGTCAGAAAATGAACGCGAAAACAAAGCAAATCGACGCACACGCCGATCAACAGAAAGGTGCCATTGCCGCCGCTGCGGCTGCCGCACCTGTCACGCGTGCGCCACTGGACCCGAACCGACCGATGTGGCACCTGGTGCCGCCTTCGACCATGCAGGACGTGGTGGAAATCCTGAAATCATTGCCGTGGGAAAAAGTCAACCGCGTGATGCCTGCGCTGATGCAGGCGCCAATCCACCAGAATCCGCCGGACTAAATCATGGAAATTTCCGTCAATCTGCTGAAAACCAACGCGCCAGTGAACGCCCTGGCCACGGCGCCCACCATCACCATCCAGCGACTGGACACCGGCGCCGAAGTGATTGTGGATTCAGCGATGACGGACAGGACGACCCGCGGCCTGTACACGTTCACGTTCGCGGCAGTCAATGGCCTGCGGTACGCGTTCCTGATCGACGCGGACCCGATCGCAGCCAGCCAGGTCGATGTGCGCTACTGGCGCGGCCAGTTCGACCTGGACATCGAACAGTCCAGGGACATGCTGGAAGCGGACGAAGTGTTCGACAATGCCGGCAGCCTGTTGCACCGATACCGGCGCGGCACGACCACCGACCTGATCCCTGCCAAAAACGAAATCGGCAGCCTGGTCGGCGTCGATACGAGTTTGAAAGAATGATCACCCTGGGCGGATATTTGCTTTTCGCGCCGGCCACGGTGAACACTGGCACGCGCCTGGTCATCGACGACCTGGATGCGGAAGTGGAAGCCGACCTGGTGGGCGTTTTGGAAGCGGACCTGGTGGCGACAATCGAACCTGATGTGGAGTGCGGATAATGGCAGGCAAAGGCCCGGATATAACCTACACCCGCGGCGACACGGTGGCGAAACAGATGACGCTGACGAAAGCCGGCGCAGCGTTCGACTTGACTGGCCTGGTCAACATGGAAATCGTGGTCAACAGCGAAGACGAACCAGCCACCGCAGCCAACGAACAGTTCAGGATGCCGGTCACGATCGTGGCGCCGGCCACCAATGGCATCGTGGAATTTCAGCCGGCTGGCGTGAACGTCGCGGCCCGGAAAGTCATTTCGGACGCCTACGTGCCCGGCGATTATTTCTATGATTTCCAGGTGGACGATGCTGCTGGCGAGCGCATCACCCTGCTGCTGGCGGGCAAATTCACAGTCCAGCAGGACATCAACAAGGCATAGGCGAACGACATGGCGATCACACTGACGAAGGAAGACGGCACCGGGCTGGCGAACGCCAATTCATACGAAGACGACGCCGGCGCCAAAGCCTACATGGAACTGACCGGGCGGAAGGATGAATGGGCCGCATTCGGCACCCAGGACCGCCTGGCGGCGCTGATCGTGGCCACGCAGTTCATGGATCAAACCTATCGCTGCCGGTGGTTGGGCGAACTGGCGGAAGCCACGCAGGACACCCAGGCATTGGACTGGCCACGCGACGGCCTGAAATTGCCATCGGGAGCAGTGATCGCATCCACAGCTATACCGGCCGCCATCGCGCAGGCGTGCGCGGAATATGCCCTGATCGCTGCCGGCAACGGCATCAATCCGAACCCAACCTATGACGCCAGCGGCAAGTCCATCAGCAAATTGAAAGTCCGCGTGGAAGGCGCGGTGTCAAAGGAAACCGAATTCGCCAGCGCAAGCAGTGGGCCGGTGTTGTTCCGACGCTATCCGCGGGCCGAAGGCGTGCTGCGCGAATACATCACTGCGGCGTCCCGCACGCTGCTGCGGGCCTGACATGTCTGCTGCTGACGAACTGGAACTGCAAGGTGTCGCCCAGGAACTGGTCGCCGAATTCGGGCGCGATGTTTCCCTGGTCGGACCTGGCACCACGAACGTCAGCCCGACTGAACCGTGGAAAGGCAAAGCGGCGAAGGGCGCCAGCCAAACCGTCAAAGCGGTGTTCATCGACCTGAAAAAAGAATTGGTCCAGGGCACCGCGATCCAGTTGGGCGATTCGCTGGCGATCATCGCATCGACGTCACTGACGCCAGCCGGCCGCAAAGTCACGTCCGCGGACATCATCGTGGACGGCAGCAGCCAGTGGGCCATTGTCGTCGCGATCGAATCCAAACCAGGCAACAGTTCGTTCGTGTGGTTCGCGCAAGTGCGCCAGGCAGGTGCCTGATGGCCGTGAAAACATACAACACGCTGGAAATTATCGAACGCATCGACGAAGAAATCGGCGAAGACATCCAGCGCGTGGCGGTGGCGATCCTGTCGTCTGTTGTAGTCGCCACGCCAGTCGGCAATCCGACCCTGTGGCAAAACCCGACATCAGCGCCGGAAGGCTACGTGGGCGGCCACGCCAGGCGGAACTGGCAGGTGTCCCTGGGCGCAACCATCCAGGGCGTGCGCGGTGTCGAAGGCCGCGGACCTGGCAAAAATGCAGCCAGCCAGGAATCGCTGGCAGCAGGTCGTGCGCAAATCGAACGTGTCAAACCGTCCACGCGCCGCATCGTCATCCAGAACAACGTCCCATATATTGGCCTTTTGAACGATGGCCACAGCACCCAGGCGCCCACCAGTTTCATCGAAACGGCGGTCATGGTTGGGCGCAACATTGCGCGAAATGAACGCAAGGATTTGCCCTGATGGCTGGCGCAACTACCACCGCCGAAATTCAGATCGACGCAATGAATGCGGCGTTTCTGGCGCATTGGATCGCTGCCGGCGAACTGGCTGCGAACATCGCCTGGGATACGGAAGACTTTGACACCAGCGCCGTCACTGACTTCGTGCGGTTCGGTTACAACCACGAAACGGGAGAACATGCGGCCCTGGGCGCAGGCAATTCGCGGTTCATCCGCCGGTTCGCTATCATCACGGCCGTCATCTATGTGCGCAAAGGCGAACTGGCCAGCAGGCGTTTGGCGCTGGTCGAAGTCGTGATGGATTTTTTGGAAACGGTGGACGTGGCCGGCATTTCGGTCGAAAATCCAGGCGCACAGGACAACGGTGTCGTGAATGGCTGGAATCAGGTGAACTGCACAGCCGAAAGTCACTATGATCTAATCAGGACGGCGTGATGCTGACCATTCAAAGGGGAAAGTCTCATGTCTGACACTAATCGCGTAGGCGTCCGCATTGCCAGGTCACCGGCAAAATCGGCGCCAATCCTGAACCCACAATTGACGCTGACCGCGCTGCGTTATACCGGGGCGCCTGGGCTGGCATTCACACCGACCACAGTGGTGTCGGAAGAAATCCGCAGCGATCGACAAACCAGCGACCTGATCCTGGTGGGCGGCGAAGCCGGCGGCGACACGAATTTCGAAATGTCATTCGGTGCGTTCGACCTGCTGATCGAATCGGCAATGATGTCGCTGTATTCGCAAAACAAATTCAACCTGGGCGCCACGGACATCGTGTCGTTCGCAGCCGGGCAAATCCAACTGGCTGCCGGCGAAGGCGACGACTACGAAGTCGGGCACATCCTGCGACTGGATGACCTGGCAACAGGCGACCAGGGCGATGGCGTCTATGAACTGACGGTCATCACCGTCGATTTGCTGACGGTCGTGCCACATACCGCGGGCACCAATGCCGTGCTGGCTGCCTGGACGTCCGGCGCTGAAACCAAACTTTCAGTGTGCGGCCTGATTCCTGGTGCAGTCGGTGACATCACGATGGCAGCGCCGGCATCCGGTGAAATCGTGCTGACGGTCGCCAACAACAACACCATGTTCGACAATGCCCGCGGCGGCAACGTGGACACCCTGCTGACCATTGGCATGTGGGTGAAAATGGCACGCTGGCCAACAGCGGAAGCCGGCAACAACGTGTGGGCGCGCATCAAAGCCATCGACACCACGGCGCGCACCCTGACATTCGCCGCGCAAACCGGCATGGTTTTGGGCGCCGCAGCAGCCGAACGCGTGGAAATCTATTTCGGCGACCACGTGGAAAATGGTGCCCAGGCCGTGACAGCCCACCAGTTCGCACTGGAACGCCGATTCGAAGACCAGGTGGAAGTGTTGCGCGAACTGTTCCTGGGCATGGCCCTGAACAATTTTTCGATCGCCCTGGCACCGCAGTCGATTATGACCGGCGCGGTGACGTTTTTCGGGTTTTCCAGCGCCGTCCAGGTGGAAACGGGCAACGCGCACGTGGGCACCATTGCGCCGGCACTGTACGAAACGGCACCCATTGACGCCGCAGCAGCCACAAATCCCGTTTATAACACCAGCAGCAACGTGGGCCGCCTGGGCCGCGGTGTGGACCCGATTGACACCGCTGGCGTCAATTTCGTGCTGGAAGCCAGCATCGACCTGACCAACAACCTGCGCCGCCAGGAAGCGGTCGGCGTGTTCGGCGCTGCCGGCATCGGTGTCGGCGAAGTCGGTGTCACTGGCACGCTGCGAACGTACTTCGACAACAAAGCAATCCTGGACCAAATCCTGGCCAACACCGAAACGTCGCTGGACATCAGCGTCGTGGACAGCAACGGCCGGGCCATGTTGTTCGACATGCCACGCATCAAATTCGCCGGCGGTGCGCCTGACGTTCCTGGCAAAAATCAGGACGTAACGATCCCGGCAACATACCAGGCAATTTTGTCGCCTGATTTCGGCTACACCATCAGCGTGCAGCGTCTTAACTTCGTGAGGTAGAACCCCGCGAATCTGTGAGGGATTCCAAAAATGACAAGTGTTTATGAACTGTTCGAAACAAGCGAATCGGCCGTCACTGACGGAATTTGGTGCGCAATCGAACACCAGGGACAGGAAATTTGCAGGATACGGGTGCGCAGTGCAGACCGTGACCTGAATCCTGAAATTCGAAAGTTCATGGCGACCGAAGCGGCCAAATCTGTGAAAGAACGCGGCAGCCTGGAAAACGTCATGGACATGTTGGCCGACCCGCAAATGGAACACCGCCTGTTCGCGCACGCGATTGTTTCGGATTGGGAAGGCATCACAGACCAGGCAGGCAAGGCACTGAAATGCACGCCGAAGAACGTGGAAAAAGTCCTGAACGATTTGCCGCTATTGGCGCGGCAGATCAAAGCGAAGGCGTATTCCTGGACCAATTTTCGCAAAGTCTTCGAACAGGAAGCGGTGGGAAACTGACAGCGGTGCTGCGCCACGGCCTGCGCGGACACCAACCGAAAGACCAGGGCCACATCGCAGCAAGCTATGCCGAACGCGGCCTGGCCGTTCCCGAAGTCATCGAAAAACCGCCGACCGTGGACCCGCGTTTCAACCTGTATTGGACCGCCTACATGGACCTGCAAACGGAACGGCCGCCGTCACTGTTCAAAGACAAAAAAGCCATCATCCAGCGCATTCCCTGGTCCGCCATCGCAAACTATTGCCGCCACCACGGCCTGAACGTGGACGAAATGAAACGCTACGTGTGGCAGTTCGACGATGAAATGATCCAGGCCAACACCGCGCCCGACAAACACGAAGAACCACCGAAGGGGCAGTCCGATGGTCGATAGAGTCATCCGCATCGTCGTCGATTCCAGCGGCGTCAAAAAGGGCGTCACCGCTGCCAAAGCGGACCTGGGACAGTTGGAACAATCGGCAACTGGCGCCGGACAGGGTTTCGCGCTGCTGAAACAGGGCATCATCGGCATCGTCGCATCCCTGGGCGTGCGGCAAATCATCCAAACCGCGGACGCCTGGCAGCAATTGAATGGCCAGTTGAAACTGGTGACCGACAGCCAGGGCCAACTGTTGCAGGTGCAGCAGCAACTGTTCGACGTCGCCCAGGCAACCAGGCAGCCGATCGAAGCCACGGCCGACCTATACACGCGCCTGGCACGGTCCACGGATTTCACCAGCGAACGCGTCATCAATTTGACGGACACCATTTCCAAAGCCATCGCCCTGTCCAGGGCCGCGCCTGAATCGGCACGTGCGGCGCTGTTCCAGTTGGGGCAGGGTTTTGCGTCCGGTGCATTGCGTGGCGAAGAACTGAACAGCGTGTTGGAACAAACGCCGGAACTGGCGCGTGCCATTGCCAACGGCCTGGGCGTCACGATCGGCGAATTGCGCAAATTGGGCGCCGAAGGAAAACTGACCGCCGAACTGGTCGCCACCGCATTGGAAGCCAGTGCCGCATCGGTCAACGAAGAATTCGGCGACATCCCGCTGACTGTCGGCGATGCCGTCACGCAGGTGCGCAACGCCAGCCTGTTGTTCATCGGCACCCTGGACGATGCCCTGGGCGCCACCAGCGCACTGGCGAAGGGACTGAACGGCCTGGCCATCGGAATTCAGGGCCTTTCGATTGCGTTCAACAGTTCCAAATTCGGATTCGGACCCGATGCTGATTTGTTGGAAAAACAGATCAACGACCTGGAAGGCAGCCTGTCCGACCTGCGACAGATCGCCAACGGCGGCAGCGTGTCCACTGGTCCAGGCCAGTTTTCGTTCCGGTTCATTGATCCAGCCGAAGCGGCCGACGCCAAAGCACAAATCGCCGGCATCGAAAACGCGATGCAGGAATTGAAGCGGATTCAGTTGGAAGTCATCCAAAACGGTGGCATTTTCCCCGATCCAGCAGCGGATGCCGCACGCGCCGAAGAACGCGCCGCCGAAGTCGCACGCCTGGCTGCGCTGGCGCTGGAAGAACAGCAAAAAGCGGCCGACGAATTGGTCAAATCGTTCCAAACCAGTCGCGAAAAGGCCATCGAACAGTTGGCCCTGGTCAATGCGTTCATCGCCAAAGACCTGATCAACGAATCCGACGCGGCACGTGTGAAAGCCCGCCTGGACGACATGATCAACCCGCTGGAAGAAATCAAAGTCACCACCGTCAAACGCGAAATTGACGAATTGGGCCGGTTCATCATTGACACCGCGGACAATGCGGCGGACCTGCGCGAACAGTTGGAAGCCTTTGCCACCGGCGGCCAGCAGCAACTGGATGCCACCATCGCGTTCCAGGAAGCCAGGGACATCCTGGCGGACTACAACGGCGAAATAAACATCACCGTGGAAGAACTGGCCAAACTGATCGCCACCGAAAAGGAACTGCAAGGCGTGTTCGACACGACCACCGGCGCAGTGGCCAAACAGGTGGACGCCATCGAAGATTTCAAAACACGCGCCCGCGAAAACAGCCAGGACATCCTGGCCGGGTTCCTGGAATCGGGCCTGCAAGACCTGGACAATTTCGAACGGGCGTTCGCGGACATGCTGCTGTCGCTGGCCAGCCAGGCGCTGGCGGCGGCCATTTTCGACAAAATCCTGGGACCGCAGGACGGCGCCGGCGGCGGTGGACTTTTGGGCACGGCGGTCGATTTCTTCGGCAGCGTGTTCGGCGGTGGACAGTTCGGTCGCGGTGTTCAGGCTGGCCAGGCGGTGATGGTCGGCGAAGGCGGCCGATTCAACAGGGAAGCGTTCGTCCCAAACCAGGGCGGCAGCATCGTGCCGCTGAATCAGGACCGCGGCGAAGGCGGCGGCGGCGCGGCGCCTGTCGTCAATAACACCATCGTGAACACCATCGAAGAAAGTGACATCACCGGCGCATTCCAGGGCGGTGCCGGCGATTCGGTACTATTGAACCGGATTTCGGTAAAACGCACCGCGTTCCGCCGCGCATTGGGAGTTTGAAAAAATGCCATTCATCCATGAAACATTAGTCGCCAACGGTGTCAGCGCACTGGGCCGCATAGTCTTTTCGAAAGCCATGCTGGACATGATCGTGAACGACCACGTGATCGCCCTGGCGGTGAATGCCGGCGGCACCGGCTACGTGGTCGGCGAAACTTTCGATGTGGTTGGTGGCACGCCCATCGGTGCATTTGTGGCGCGTGGCGTCGTCACAGCCCAATCTGGCGGTGTTGTCACGGCGGTCAAATACATCAGCGCGGGCGCCTATTCGGCGCTGCCAGGCGTCACAGGGGCCGCCACAACGAACGCATCGGCTGCTGGCAACGATGACCTGACGGTGGACCTGACGACCGAAACAGCCAGGTGGACGCTGGACCGCAGCACCTACACCAACGACACAACAGATTTTGAATGGATCGCCACCAGCGTGAAAGCCACGAATCCGGCGACCGTTGGCATGATCACGGTGACCGGCGCCGGCAACGACAGTTCCAGGCTGATGGTGGCCAGTGGTTTCGACAATGGGCAGACATTCGACGCACAGCCGGATGGATCGCCGGCCACGGCCATGTTTCTGAACCTGCCGTCGCAGAACCCGGAAATTTTCCTGTCCACCACCGAACGCCGCAACAACGTCGCAGCCCGCGATGGCAATAACGTCCAATATGGTGGCCTGGGCCTGTTCATACCGCGCACTAACGTCGATGCGTCCTACCCGTTCCCAGGCATGGTTCACGCGCAAAGCACTGCAATCCGTGCATTTTCGGATGCCTACGTGCAAAGCGGCGTCGGCGGAAACAATGCCGGCGTGCTGAATATCGGCACCTTTTCCAGCGTTTTTCCGGCAGCCCGCTATCGCGACAACCTGTCAGTGCAGTGGAAGAACCTGGCCGAAAACGCGACCACCGTGGCAGTGGATGCAAACATGTGGCCGCACAGCCAGGCAGACAGTCAGTATTTGTTCACGCACGCGCCGCAGTTGGGGGCGCAAAACACCAATCCGTTCAGTTCGTCGAATTCGGGCGTGCTGTCGGATGATTCCAGCGGATGGTTCATTTTCCCATTGGGCGGTTCGTTCGGCGTCCAGGGCGTCAGTCCGTTCGGCACCGGAATGCAAATGACGCTGACCGTGCTGGCGCACATCATCAGCGTGGCCACCGGCGACACGCAGGTCATCGGCTACATCGACGGATTTGAAAACTGCCACGGTGTCGGCCTGACGGCCTTCGAAGAAATTGAAAGTTTTGCATCAGCCGACCGATACATCGTTTTCCCTGACACCAACGGCGCCGACCTGGGCCAGTGGGTCGCTATGGAGATTTTATAATGCCGCACGAATTTGTAGTCGGGGCCTTCGAACCCGGTGATGACGACATGGGCGATTTTATGATCGACCGATGGCTGCCGTTCGCTAGGGATATTTGCAATTGGGTCGCCAACAGGGCGCCGGTGGTCGGCACGCTGCCGGAAATCGAAGTGTGGACGCACCGCGGCACAGTCGGTTCGCCGGTGTCGCCGTATTTCTTCGCGCACACGCTGGCCAATTCGCTGCAACTGTTCACTGGCGACGGTGTGGACTTAACGCAGGAAATATATGACCAGCCGAACAATCCAGCGAACGCGCCGGCCAACACTTCGTTCACCATCCCAACGTCCGGCAGTGTCGGGCCGAGTCAGCGCAACCTGTTGCTGAACAGTGTGTTGGGGCCTTATCAGGGATACTGGCTTTTCAGCGACACGACTGGCGAATATATCCACTGCGTCCTGAAAGTGAATTCGCGCCAATATCGCCATTTCCACATCGGCCGGCTGCGGCAGATCGACGGCGGCAATGACCTGAACCCGGAATCGTTCTATGTCACCGGGCATTTTTGGTCATCGCTGGACCCGGACCCGCTGAACTATCCTATTGGCGCCGGCGCCAACGAAGAACTGAACCCGTACGCCAACGCGCACCGCCTGCCATTTCGAAACCAGGCCGGCACCCAGGCCAACGGCGCGTTCGGTGGGCCGATGCCGAACACGGTGCCACCGTGCTGGTTTTACATGCCGGACCTGTACCCGATCCAGGTGTCAGTCGCTGCGGTCAATGCCGGCGGCACTGGCCACGCGGTCAACGACAAAATCACGGTCGCACTGACTGATGGCGTTCATGCTGGCGCTGGCACACCGGCAGTTTTGAATGTGGACAGCGAAGCCGGCGGCGTGATCACGGCGGTGTCGGTTTTCACCGCTGGCGACTATGACGTGCAGCCTGGTGATGGCAACACGAACCCGGTGGTGGGCATCGCCCAACAAAGCACCACCGGCACAGGTGTCGGCGCGGTTTTCAACCTGACGTTCATCGGATACAAGTATTTCATCCCGGTCGGACAGCCCGAATTGCAGGTCACATCATCGCCGGCACAGAAATCCAGCGATGGCGGAGTCACCACGGCAGTCGGCGACCGGATGATCCGGTCGCGCATCGGCTGCGCGCAGACAAATTTCTATGACGCCAACATGGGCACCGTGCTGTTCGCCTGCGATCGCAATTTCACCGCCAACGCCAACGTGTTGGTGCCGATCTATGTGTCGGCCGCCTTCCCGTTCCAGTCGGACACGCGCCAGGGCATCGTCGCCCAGGTGCCGGATGTCTTCCGCATCAATATGCGGGACTACGCGCCCGAACAAACGATCACGGTGCAGGGCGCCGATTACAAGGTTTTCCCGATGATCAATAATGACAGCAACAACACCGTGGCCGGCGAAGGGTACAGCGGATTCGAAGGGCTGGCGTATCGCGTCGAAACTGGCGCTGTGGTGTAGTCGATGGCCCAGGGCGCCGCAGGGCCATTTCGGCCGCTATTCCACACGCCAGGCAATCCGCAGTTGCCGGTGCTGCCTAATCCTGCGGACCCGAAAACCGGCCTGGACGTGCCATTCATCACCGGCGCATCCATCACCGCCAGGCGGTTCGATGTCAACGTGCTGTCAGTGCTGGCCGCGGCGCCAGGTGTCGCCCGCGGGTTCGCGCAAGACTACATGTTCGGCCTGGGCGGAACACCGAATCCCATAGACTTCGGCAACATCACAGCCACCAAACAGGCAATCGTGACAGCCCACAACACGTTCCGGTTCCCTGTGCAGATCACCGCCGTGGATGTGTCGGCCGTTTCAGGTGTGACGCTGGTGACGCCTGGCCTGCCTGTCACCGTGCAAAGTTTTGCCAGCACAGTGTTCACGTTCGAAGCCAACCTGGTCGGCGATCCAACATTCGACGCCCTGGTGACGTTCACGCACGCGCAGGGCAGTTTCACCATCCGCATGATCGGCAGGCGCGTGATCCTGTTCAACACCGTGCCGCAGCGACCGATCCAGGAACAAATCACGTTCGGCACTGACGTCATGCCATCCGAAGACGGCAGCGAACAGGCGATGACCTGGCGTGCCACACCGCGCAGTCGCGTCACCTACAACATCCGCCACACCGACAACAAAGAACGCACCACGCTGCTGAATTTGATTTTGGGCGCCGGCTACCTGCTGCAAGGCGTGCAGCTATGGTTTCAGGCCAGGACGCTGACGACCGCCGCGGTGGCCATCGACACGGTGTTGCAGATCGACACCACTGGCATGGAAATCGCGATCACGGACACCATTTCGATCGTGCTGAAAGACAAAACGGCGATCACTGCCGAAGTGCTGACGTTCAACGCGTCCAGCATCACGCTGGCCGCTGCGGTCGGTCAAATTCTGCCACTTGGCACGCTGGTCATGCCGGTGCGGTTCGGGTTCATGCAGGCGCAGCAACGCGTGGCCACGTTCCCGAACAATGCGGAAGACTTGCAAGTCACGTTCGACCTGATCGAATACGACAACATCGGCGCGGTCGATGCCGG